CATGCAAGAAGGCAAAAGCGTATAGGCAAAAAACGCCTATGTAAAAATTGTCAACTTGAATTATCGATTTATAATGATGAGCCTATTTGTTTTGAATGCAATATAAATCCATCAGATGTTAAAAAGGTTTTAAAAGAGATTAAGCGGATGGCAAAAGAGTGAAGTTATCTTTAATAGATCAAAACCTACCAAAAAATATTTGTGCTATTGATGCAAGTACAAATAGCCTAGGCTTTGCACTTTTTGATACCCAACAAGAAACGTTGGGCGCTGTAGGTAAAATAAAGTTTCAAGGCAATAATACTTATGAAAAAGTTATGGATGCTGGGAAAAAGGTAAAGGCTTTTTTTGATTACTATGGAGGGTTTGAGGCTATTGTAATTGAGCACACAGTATTTATGAATAGTCCTAAGACTGCAGCAGATCTTGCACTTGTACAGGGATCTATCCTTGGCGCAGCAGGTCTGACTGGAACAAAGGTGATAGGTAGGGTTGCTCCAATTACATGGCAAAACTATATAGGTAATAAAAAAATATCTAATGATGAAAAATTATATATTAAATCTCAAAATCCTGGAAAGTCAGAGTCGTGGCTTAAATCATATGAAAGAGATTTAAGGAAACAAAGAACTATTAGATATATTAATACAATGTATGATAGAACTATTACTGATAACGATGTAGCAGATGCTTGCGGTATTGGTCATTGGGCAATTAACAATTGGGAGAAAGCAGTTCAGTTATGAGTCGACAATCTTTTAACTTTAAAGAGGAAGAAGAGGATGTTATTTTAACAATAAGAACTCTCTGTCCAGAAAAATGGTTATTGATAGATCGTGAAACTGGGCAGACATATGTGGGAAATCCTGGGGGATACTGGGATAAACTTAAACCAATTGAAAGGGTTGACAAATAACGCTATGGCTGCTAAACTATATACAAGTGAATCTTTTATGCGTAAGAGATACGTTATGGATAAAAAGACACCAGAAGAGATTGCAAAGGAGTGCGGAGTGAGCCTAGAAACGATCTATGTATACCTTGCAAAGTTTGGGTTGAGGAAATCAAAACGATGAAAAATACAAATAAAGCGCTAATCATTTTATCATTAGCCATGTCTGCTGGACTGGCTTACACAATTTTGACACTTAAAAACCTACCAGAAGGTTTTGATTGGGATCTAGAAGAGGAGATAGATAATGAGTTCTGAGACGCAGTTTACTATTGGGCAGGTTTGTGATGAGATTAAAAATATGCTTATTGCAAAGAATAAATCCTATGGAGATTCAGCATTAAATCCAGTTCGCATTTTTTCTATCTCTGATAATATTGAGCAACTTCATGTACGAATTGATGACAAACTGTCTAGGATAACTAGGGGTGGAGCATTCATTGGTGACAATGATATTGATGACCTTATTGGATATCTAATACTGTTGAAGATAGCAAGGGAGTTAAATAGTGTCGACTGAAGATGAATTAGTAAAGCATTTAGATCAGGTAAACCTTGTAGTTGAGGAATACCTTAAGGGTAGCGATCCAACTGTTATTTCTAAACAGTTAAGCATTCCTAGAACACGTGTCGTTACACTAATCAATGAGTGGAAGGTCATGGCATCTGCCAATGATGCAATTCGTGCTCGTGCTAAAGAAGCACTTGCTGCAGCAGACACACACTATAGCAAACTAATATCAAAGTCTTATGAGGTAATTGATGAGGCATCAATGACAAATAACCTTGGGGCAAAGACACAGGCAATTAAACTTGTAATGGACATTGAATCAAAAAGAATTGATATGCTTCAAAAGGCTGGACTTCTTGAGAATAAAGAGTTGGCTGACGAGATGATTGAGATTGAAAATAGACAGATGGTACTTATGTCAATTCTAAAAGATATTGCATCTGAGTACCCACAGGTTCGTGATGAAATTATGAAGAGGCTTTCATCTGTTGCTAAAAAAGATGAAGTAGTGACTGTAGTTCACGATGTATGATGATTTTTTAGAAGCACTCAAAGACAACCACTTTGAAGAAATTCCTGTAGATGCAAGAACATTTGTTGAAGGGGAAAACTTTTTAGGTCAGCCTGGACTTTCTGATATCCAGTATGACATTGTCGAGGCAATGAGTCAGATATATCGCAAGGAAGATCTTATAGAGTTGATGGGGGAAGAAGAAGGGTCTCAGTATTACGAAAAGTATACTAAGAACGAAATTATCCTACAACTTGGCAAGGGATCTGGAAAAGACTTTACTTCAACTGTAGCCTGCTCATATATTGTATATAAGTTACTATGTTTAAAAGACCCAGCAAAATATTTTGGTAAGCCATCTGGAGATGCTATTGACCTTATTAACGTTGCTATTAACGCTCAGCAAGCAAAAAATGTTTTCTTTAAAGGTTTTAAAACAAAGATTGAAAAGTCCCCTTGGTTTGCTGGAAAGTTTTATGCAAAGGCAGACTCGATTGAATTTAATAAATCTATTACAGTTTATTCTGGTCACTCAGAACGTGAATCACATGAGGGCCTAAATCTTTTATTGGCTGTTCTTGATGAGATTTCTGGTTTTGCATCTGAGATTGGAACAGGAAATGATCAGGGAAAGACTGCAGATAATATCTATAAGGCTTTTCGTGGATCAGTTGACTCTCGCTTTCCTGATCTAGGTAAAGTTGTTTTGCTTTCATTTCCACGATATCCAGGGGACTTCATTTCAGAAAGATATGATGCAGTGATATCTGAAAAAGAAGTCATAGAGCGCACACATAAATTTGTAATCAATCCATTACTTCCAGAAGATAGTGCAGACAATACATTTGATATCTCCTGGGACGAAGATCATATTACCTCATATAAATATCCAGGAGTCTGTGCACTAAAGAGGCCTACATGGGAGGTTAATCCAACAAGAAAGATTGATGACTTTAAGATTGCTTTTATGACAGACTTAGGAGATGCCATGATGCGTTTTGCATGTGTACCAACATTTGCATCTGATGCATTCTTTAAGCAACATGAAAAGGTTAGATCTTGTATGACATCAAGAAATCCAGTTGATACATTTAAGAGGTTTGATGAGTCATTTAAGCCAGATCCAACTAAAAAATATTATGTCCATGCTGACCTTGCTCAAAAGCATGACAAGTGTGCGGTAGCAATTGCTCACGTAGAAAAGTGGGTAAATATTCAGGTAATTAATAATTATGAACAGGTAGCCCCAATTGTAGTAGTAGATGCAGTAGTTTGGTGGGAGCCTAAAGTAGAAGGTCCTGTAAACCTTTCAGAGGTCAAGCAATGGATTCAAAACCTAAGAAGACTTGGTTTTGATGTAGGTATGGTATCTTTTGACCGTTGGCAATCATTTGATATTCAGAATGAATTACAGCAAGTAGGAATGAGAACTGATACTGTTTCTGTGGCTAAAAAACATTATGAAGATATGGCTATGCTTGTTTATGAAGAAAGATTAGTAATGCCAGCAATCGAACTTTTGTTCGAAGAATTAACCCAGTTAAAGATTATGAAAAATGATAGAGTTGATCACCCACGCAAAAAGTCAAAGGACTTGGCGGATGCTGTGTGTGGAGCAATATTTGGGGCAATATCACATACCCCAAAAGATATAAATACTGAGATAGAGGTTCATACCTATAAAGATAGGCCAAAGACTCCAGAGGAGCAATTTGACATGGATTCTCGCAATGTGATACAATATAAACCTAGTCAATTAAAAGACATTGAAGATTATTTGGCTGGACTAAATACACTATAAAAAGAAAAGGAATAAATTAAATGAACTCATTTAAGAAAATCGCACTAGCCATGGTTGCAGCCATGACTTTGGGCACAATCGTAGCATCACCTGCAAGTGCTGCTGTAATGTCAGTCGCTGTAACTCTTGATGGAACGGCTAATACAACCGCTTCAGCAATTACTACGCCTGCATCATTGCCAGTCCCTGCAGACAATTCAGTTGATGCTGCTGACGCACTAAAGTTTGTTGCAACAGTTGATACAGGAACCAACGTAACTGTATCTGCAACAAACGCAACAATCGTGTCTGCACTACACACATCTGCTGCACCAGTAGGAGCAACATCAGGATCATCATCTTTGACAATTGCCACTGGTACAGGAACAACTGCAACATTCTATGTCTACACAAAGACAACAGCAATTGGAACAGTTGTAGTTAACAATGGCGGAACAACTCTTACATATTATGTACAGGGAACTGCTGGAAAGATTAACACACTCACAGT